TTATTCAAACAGGTTTGGGTTATTGGAAGAAAGAGAATCCTTCTTCCGCGGCGGCAACGGATACGCCTCAGCCCTCATCTCGTCAGCCGGATACAGGTTCAGAAACGACCGCGCCTCGTCGGTCGATCGCGACCCTAGCCAATCATCGTATTCCTCAGGTCGCAATATCACCACTGAGCGCTTCTCAGCACCGGGCCGGTGAAATCGCTTCATGAGCGGATGATCCTCCGCGTTGACCGTCAGCATCGTGAACGACAACGACACGCCCTCTGCGTCCTGCCATTCGCGCCACAATCCGGCGATAGCAAGCGCTGGCCGATCCTTCACTCCAATGCGCCAGCGTACCGGCTTGCCGGTCTCATAGTTCGGCTCGAAAAACGACTGGCAGGGAATCAGGCAAAGCTGCAGCTTCTTCCAGGCACCGCTAAAACTGCGCTTCTCGCCGAGCGACTCAGACCGAGCATTCATCGTGTCGAACACTTTCACGCCTGGCGGGATGTGCTTGCGCGGCACCATGCCGAAGGTCGCCGGATCGGTCGACCTCTGACCATCGTGCAACCTCAGGATTGGGGCGACGTAGTCTTTGTAGGTCTCGGGCCGATAGTCGAAGTTGGGAGCCGGGAAGTCGGTGAACGCTTCGAACAGATCGCCTTGAGCCGGCTCGTAGTTCGTGCACATGGAAAGCTCCTGAACGCAGTTCCAAGATAGTGCCACATGCTGCTGGCGAAATCCTGGCTATACTGTGTTTTTATACAGTGTCTGCCATGGGCTTGTTCAACACCGAAACGACCGATCGCCATTGCCTTGGCTGCGAGCACTTTGCGGAGTGGCAGGCGGGCGGTGCGGTCATCCTCTGCATGCGCGGAGGCATCCCCTACGTTCAGGCTCAGCCCGAGCGGGGATGTGTGCATTGGCTGAGGGCGGTCGGGGCCGACGACGAGCCGAGTATCAAGCGGAGGAACAATGACGCTAGACGATCTTGAAGGTTTGGGAATTGTTGTTGGACGCATCGCCGATGCCGAGCTCGGAAACAAGTTCATCGCGTGCGTCGGCAAGGTCACTCATGGCCGCGTTAAGTCTGACGATGGGCAATACTGGATGGGCGACACATCGCTAGAAGCGGCGATGCGATGCTATGAGGCGTCGGGCATGACGAGGCCGGAGCGGTCCGCCGCTGAATGACGGGTATGGGCATATTCCATGCTGAACCGCTGCCAGGAGGTCGCCATGGAAGAACCCACCTTTGACCCGTTCGAACAGCCGCCGCTTGTAAAAGCGCTGCTCGTCGCGTTGCACACTCTCGTGGTCCACGACTGCATGGAAGTGACGAGCGAGGGTCAAACATGGACGCTCGACTTCATACCTCAGATCAGAGAGATCGAAGCAGCGCTGAAGACTGCAGGAATCGATGCCACCAAGCCGATGCTTGCGCCGGTGAGATGGGCCGATGATGAATGATGGACGCATCCGACCTGATGCTGGCGACGCTTCACGGCCAACCATTCTCCGATCCTGACTGGCTATTCGAACTCAAGTACGACGGGTTCAGATGTCTGGTCGTCAAGGCCGGCGAGGATGTGAATCTCTTGAGCCGAAACGGCAACCTGTTCAACGGGTCATTCCCTGACGTCGTGAAGGCGGTTGAGGCTATACCCGGCGACTTCGTATGGGATGCCGAATTGACGGTCGACGACGACACCGGGCGATCGGACTTCGAGCGGCTCCGACAGCGCGCGGTCACCAAAACACCGAAGAATGTCCGCGCCGCGGTGAAGTCCGATCCGGCCCGGTTGTATGTCTTCGATGCGCTGTCGATCGGCAGCGAAGACGTTCGCAACTTGCCGCTCATGGATAGGAAACTGCACCTGCGCGATTCATTCGAAAACACGCGCACACTGGTCTACGCGAGCGGCATCCCCGAAGAAGGCAGATTGGTTTTCGATGAGGTAGAGAACCTTGGGCTGGAAGGAATGATCGCCAAACGGATGGACTCCACTTATCAGCGGGGTCGATCAAGGGACTGGCTTAAAATCAAGTACCAAGGGTATGGGCGACCGGCCGCCTTGGGCTGGGGCAGGAAGTAACGACCCGTGGAGGGATCATGACACACGACGAACTTCACCAAAGGCTTACCGAGCAGCTTCAAACGATGCCGCTCGGCACTTCCGCCGACCTGACGGACTTCGCGATCGCCTATTGGGACGGACACAAGGTCGTCTATGCGTTCTTGCGGGACGAAGGCTGCGGGCGCGTCGAAGAAGAGTTCGATTTCACCGAACACGAATTCGAGCAATGGGCGGATGCCTTGGCAGCTTGGGAGAAAGAGCCGAGGTTTTCGGTGCGACCGGAGATTTTGGAGTGGCTGAAGGATGCGCCGCCGTTTGAGGCGGGCTGAAATGATGAGCGCTCAGGGCGCGGGGGAGGGATAGTGGACAAATCGATTCAGAGTGCCGGGGCTAACGCTCGCGCAGCCGGATGCACCGAATTTGATAACCCATACTACAAGGCCGAGAACATGCCTGCTGCGACAGGCGAGCGGGCGGAGGAATGGGCCGAAAAAGAAATCGCGTGGCGTCTTGGTTGGATAGCGGAAGACGCAATTCGCAGGGATTGACGCGCTGCTCGATGGCAGGCGAGAGGAGGGAGTGTGGACTTTGAGTCATGGTTTCGCGCAGAGGTGATCGCCGATCGGCTCTACGGGGCAGACGAGGATGCGGCGCGCTTCACGTGGGATGCCGCGATGACGATCGCTGCGTCGGTTTGCGAGCGACATGCCGAGAACGCTGGCGACGATGAAGCATATTCGGTTGGCTCTGGCTGTGCTGCTGAGATCAGGGCAATGAAGACCGCGCCGCAACCGGCGGGAGATTGATGTGCGCTCATGGGCGCGGGAGGAAGGGATGATACCGATTTACGGCAGAAAGAGGTTTTACGAGATCAAAGAGCATTACGACGCCCGCACGCTATTGTCTTTCGCTGGCGGCCATTATTTCATCGTGGCCATTGAATATGACGTACGCACGGAGACTGGTTCATTTTCGGTCCAGCAGGTGACGTACGCGGATGCCTCAAAGGACACGTCGGTTCGTGATGCAATCTTGAGTAACCTGAATTGATCGTCGCCGGGGGGCGAGAGAAGAGGGGTGCCGTCCGAGGCATGTAGCAGCGCTTCGGACGGGAGTAAAGCAGTTTAAGCAGTTGCGGGGCCGTTGCCCCAATGCGACCAGCCAAAGGCGCGAACGCCTAACCACATGGCTTGTCGGGTAAGCCACGAGACGCCCGTTAAGGCTGACGCCTCACGCAGAATCGCATCGGCCGTCTTGCGATCCACGATATGCGTTGAGTACGCGTAGTCATGGATGACGCTGGCCATGTTGGCAACGCCGCCGGCGAAGTCGTAGACGAAGGGGATTCTAGGCGTGCTCGCCAAGTCAGTAACGAATCCGGCCGGGACGGTGATGGTTAGCTTCGCCGCGTCAGACTGATAGACCAGCGGGGCGTTAAGCCGCCAGGTCGCCGGCCTATCCTTGATCAGGTCCGCGTCTAACACGTCATACGGCTTGACGAACGCACTCATACACCGCTCGCGGCCGATGCTGGATCAGCAGTAGCCGGCAGCGAAGCCAGCACGCTCGACAGGACGATTTGCGCAACCGTTAGGTCGATGCCGATCTTCGTCTTGTCCTGGTCCGAAAGCGGCGATGCGTTGACGACGGCCATTACGGCCGGCAATGCCGTTGCACCGAGCGACTTCAGATCGGCGACGTTGACACTCGAGCCAGCAGAGCAGACTGCGGCCACAATCGGCGCGGCGTCGGCTAGCTTGGCCTTGGCATCATCGCTGAGACCAACGACGGCTTGCAGAGAGGCAATTGCGGTTTGGGTTGGGGGACATACCTGCGCAGCGATTTGGGCGGGCGTTTTGACAGTGCCAGTGGTAGCACAGCCAGAGACGAGCGCGACAAGGCCTGCCGCGAGCAGCATAAATTTACGCATGGTGATCCTCGATAGTTTGCCGCGAGCGCGGCGGGGAATTACGCGGCGGGAGTTGCTTTGCCTGCAGCGCGCGTCTTGACGAAATCAATGCCGGCATGCACGCCGGCCACCAGGACGCCCGCCACCAACGATGAAACGCTGGGCGGTACAGGGACGTGGAATGCCAGTCCGAGAACCCATTCGACTGCGGGCATGAGGGTGGCAGTGGAAATGGCGATGCCGCCGGTAACTACGGCTGAATTGTTCATGCTTGCTCCTTGTGGAGTGACTTCAGTTCATCGGGTGAGTAGACGAAGCCGGGGATCAGAAACGCCTGGACGCTCCAGACGGGGTCGCTTTCTTCGTGGCGTCCATGGCCCTTGCCGCGGTGATGAAGCTCGCAGAGGGGCAACTGGTTGTAGATCGAGTCCACAAAGGTTTCGGGCTTGGCCGGGTCGAACGATTCCCAATCGAAGCCCTGCGTCAGGCGAATCAAATCCCACACCGGATGCTTCTTGGGAATCGGCACCACGCGACCCAACTTGTGTGAGTGCATGACGTCGGTCTGGTTGAGTGCGACCGATCTAATCCAGACGAAGTCGACGGCATGGCTGTATGCCCACTCGAAAAATCGGTGATGGCTTTCCACCTTCTCGTCATCGCCGCAGACGGCGCATACATAGCCTCCCTCGGCTTTGAGTTCACGTTTGCTCGCTCGGAAGATGGCTGATTCGGTGCGGGGCTCATGGCCGGGATAAAAGACGTCTTCGGTCAGAGTCCGGTGAGTCTCGTGCGTGTCTTGTGCAGTCATTTTCGTTTATTCGTTTGGCGGATATTCGGCGAATATTCGTCCGGCAGATATTAGGAAGGCATAGCGCCCGTTTCCATTGCCTGGGCGAGACGCTTGGCGCGTGCGCCTACCTGACCCGCCCACTTCGAGCTAAGCATCCCTGCCGCGGCGACTGCATACGAGCCGCGCTGCATGGCCGCGAGCGTGTTCTTGAAGCCGAGCAGGCCAGTGCCGAGTGCGGCGTTGCCGATCCCCATGTTGAAAGCCATGTTCGCGACGACTCTTTGACGAACCTCATCCATCTGTCGCCACCATGGAAGGTTGGCGTCGAGCTTGGCGAGGCTGGTTGAGATGTCGCGAGCGAGTAGCTGGTTGACCTGCGCATCCGAGAGCGGGAATGTCCAGGCGCTAGGAAGGGGCGAGACGTCCATGTTGTGACCGACTCCGCACGTGCGTTTAGGCGGCTTTGCGGTGTCCAGGTAGGGCACATACCTCACGCCTTCGTCGCGGCGCAGCTCGGCCTCGAGAAGGGCGGTATTCATCCTTGCCCCGGCCACTTGCCATGCATGAGACCCCACACAGCCGCCGCAAACGCGATGAATGGGCCGAACCACACGACGAACTTGCGAAGAACGCGGCCCGTCGCAGTGAAGAAGCCAATGCCGCCTTTGGCGAGCTTTAGAAGCTCGACTAGTTCTTTCGTATTCGACTCAACACGCAATGTCGCGTCGGTGTTTGCCGATAACTCAGCGCGCCAATCGCCGACTTGCTGCTCAATCGTGCTCATGCGTTGCTCCAGGGCGGTGATGCGTTCATCGCCGTGCGGGTGGGAGTGGTTCAAAGGGAGGCCCCGGATAAGAAAAAGCCCTCCGAGGGAGGGCGTTGGTCGATGTGAATTTATGTGTTGACAAGATACCCATTGGGTACGATACTTCGCATCACTGAGCCGCGCATATCGTGCGGTTCGCCACTCCGAAAGGAACGACATCAAATGAAGAAATCTCTTCGTGCGCACTCCTGCGCAACTGGAACCGCCAATGAATTACGAGCCGCCCATCCCAGAAGACCTGGAGAGGCTGAAGGACGAGCTGGGCAAGAGCAGCGGCGAAATGGCCGAGTTGTTCGGGCTTGCCAGCGGACGACAGTGGCGCCGTTATCTGTCGACGGACGAGAACAACAAGCGGGACATGGGCATGCACATGCTCTTCTTCGCGATGGCTCGACTGGAACTCAACCCAGAAGACATCGAGCGCGTCTTGGCTCGCATGCGCAAAGTCGGCGCAACGGTGGATCTGTCGGGGACCACTGGAGAAGAGGACTAGTAGCAGCCCTGAGCGTTTGCCTGGCTGCATGCGGCGGCGGAGAGAAGCCGGCCGAGCAGGTCGTAGCGAAAGCGGTCGGTCCTGCGGTCATCGTGCCAGCATCTGTTGTTTCTGATGCATCGGCTCCAGTGGCCGCATCAACGCCCGTTCCGCCGGTAACAGCATCAGAGCCCGCGGCATCTTCTCCGGGACCGGTGTCCGCGCCCGATCCAGCATCGACGCCAGTCGTGAAGATTGCGGTGTTCGGCGACGACGAGGTTGCCGGCTTTGCGCTTAGTCAGTACGGCATGCCAACTCTCGTCAGTCCGACCGAGCAAGCCGGCCTGCAGTCTTTGCTTCAGGCGAAGTTCAACGACACGGGAATCACGGTTGCCAATGCGGCGACAGGTGGCACGTCGAGTAGCCTGCAGAACGAAATGGACGGCATGGACGGCGGAGGGTCAGCCGAACCGCAACGCATGGTCGCGTCAGGCGCAAGCATCGTCATTCAGGAGCACATGTTGAATGATGCGCTCGGCGGTGAAACTGTCGAGCAGTACGCCGGATACCTGACGCAATGGGTTGAGGACGCCAAGGCAGCCGGACTGACGCCAGTCCTTGAGGAAAGTGGGCCAGTTTGCGATGGCAACCACCCGCAGCTAGCCAGCTATGTCGATGCGATGAACGACGTCGGAAGAAGACTCAATGTCCCCGTCATTCATCAGTATTCGTACGTCCAAGGCATCGCCGGATGGCAGTCGCATGTGACTGGGTGTTTGTACCCGGATGCGACGCTGCTCGCTGCGAAAGCTAACCAGGAACTGGCAGTCATTGCGCCGCTCGTGAAAGCTGCGCTCGGAGAATAATCATGCATACGCAACAACGGGTGGTTCAGGCTTCACGCGGTCGCCGAGTTCCGCGTCAACAGGTTGCGGCATCTCGCACGAACCGCCGCGCTGGATCGCGGTGGCGTGCGGCGGCTGTAGCGATGTCGCTGGGCTGTGCAGCGGCTAGCGCGCATGCCGAATCCTTCTTTCAGATCGAAGCAGGCCTTGGCATGGCCAGCTTCACCACGTTGCAGGATGGAATGTATTTTCAGCGTGGATTTAGCCACCACTTCGACCTTCACGTGCCGGCCGGACGGGTTGGCATCGTCCTGAACGCCGTCGACTATCGGCAAGGCTCCGTTATCCCTGGTCTGCGCATTCATGCTGACTACATGAATTTTGGCTCGACGCACATGACCAGCGACGCCGCACAAGATGCGGAAGACTTCACCTCTCAAGGTCGGACCGGCGGTTACGACGCGACCACCAAGGGATGCTACGACAACAATTGCGGCGCCATTCGACGCTTCGATTCCACTGGCGGTTTGCAACTTGTCGCATTGACCGCGGAGCCATTCTGGCAGAAAGGCCCCTGGACCTTCGGCGTAGAATTCGGGGGGACCCTGTTCCGGAGCACATGGACGTCTACGGCGACGGTCGTGAGCGATACCTCGCCTTGGGGGCCTAAGGGCAGCGTTGAGGTGTTGCAGCACCAGCCACATATTCAGGGGGGCACTATCGTCGGCGCCTCTGTCGCGTATAAGGCGTTCTCACTGCGATACAACTATGTCTTTTGCCCCATCGGTAAATCAACCGCGAAGAACGTGCCGGCTGGATTTTCGGGCGCGCACATGCTTACTGTCGGATACACCTGGTGATGTGCGGGCATCGTCGGTACCGATTTGGCTCCGAAGCGATCCGTGACGATTCGGATGGGAAGCGACTTTCCGATCCGGTAAACATGTTACATAATCCACATTTTTCACGGCAACCGGCCCGAGCAAAGTCCTCGACCCGGATAATCTGGAGTGTGCATGGATTCAGTTAAGCAAGATTTCGAAGCCAACGGTTTTGCCGTGTTCCCGTCATTCTATTCGCATGAGCAGATCGATTCAGTCGTAGATTCGATTGCACGACGAAAGCTAGAACGCCCATTGAATGTTACGGTCGACTTGCTGGACACCGGTGAGCGCAGCCTTTTGGGCTTGCTGACGCCGCAAGAGATCGCCACGCGCCGGATGAAGATCAACGATCTGTTTCTGGACATGCCGAACGTGCGCGAACTAGCGCTCTCCGATCGTATTGCGCCGGTGTTGGAACGGTTATTAGGCCACACGCCAGCACTGTGCAATAGCTTGTATTTTGAGAAGGGAAGTCAGCAGCCAGCACACGTCGACTCGATTTACATGACGCCGACGACCCCAAATCATCTGATAGCGATCTGGGTAGCTCTGGAAGATGCACACGAGGATGCAGGGCAGCTCGAGTATTTCCCAGGCAGCCACAAGATCGAACCGGTTGTCTTCAGTAACGGAACTCGCCATTTCGTACCATCTGAAATGCCGAGCTGGCACTCTTACATGGATGAGCAAGTTGAACGCATGGGCCTTGAGAAAAAGACGTTCTCAGCCAAAAAAGGCGACGTGTTCGTGTGGCACTCTAACTTACTACACGGCGGCGGGCCGATCGCCGACCCGGCTCGAACCCGCAAGTCATTGGTCTTCCATTATTTCTCGGCAGACGATGCGACGACTCTTGGTATGACGCTCGAAAGCCAATCATGCGCATATTGGATCAATCGTCCAATCCAAGCCGTTCCCAGGGAGGCGTTCGACCGGGCCGAGTTTGAGAAAGCCTATCTGGAGAAATATGCGGACGTTGCTCAAGCAGTTCGCGAAGGCCATTTTGCTTCCGGCATCCAGCATTACCAACTTTTTGGAAAGGCGGAAGGCCGCGCCACCTAAGATCATCGGGACAACCAAAGCGTGTGGCGAAGCAGGTCCAGATAGGCGAGCCGCCCGACTGCGGCTCCTGTATCCGGTTTTGTTAGGTGCCAGATGGATATGCGGGGCGCGTCGGCAGGGCTTGCGTTGGATCGCCCGAGGCTGCACTGACGATCGCGCGCAATGCCTTGCGATAGGTCGCCCATGCTGCCGGCGTCGGCACAGCGTTTTCATAGCAACGCAAGATCGTGAGGTCTGAGGCATCAAGGGCCGCTTTGGCGCTAGCCTGGTGCAACGTCCACGCAATAGCGGCCTTTTCTGCTGCTACTTGATCTGCACTAGGCTGCACTGGCGCCACCAATGCGCCGTTGGCGATGGTCCAACCTGGGCTGCCGATACACGTCTGCCACTGTGCATCGGTTATTTCGATCGCCGTTACGCCATCAGGAACCGGACTGTCGATCGAATCGTAGAATGCGACGATGGCACCCGTCGAATCATATGCCGCAAATTTCTGGCTCATGGTTGTTAGTACCCGATTGCGATATAGAAAATGTTGCCACCGACGATTGCGGAAGCATTTGTTGTGTTGAAACAGTTAGCCTGTATGATGGTTCGCGTTGTATTGCTGGAAACCTGCGCGGCTCCGCCTAGCGTGTTTCCCGATTCTTGATAGTTGACGACTGCGGAAACGCACGCGGTCGGAAACGCAATTGGGAATACCGCCTGGACAAGCCCGCCCGCACCCGATACCAGAATCCCCCACTGGATGATCAGGCCATTCGGAAGTTTTTGATAACCGCTGGCAGCGAGTGAATTTGCGAACTGGCTCAGATTCACCGCCTGATTCGCCAGAGCCGCAGGAAGCGTAGCCAGTGCGAGCGGGGAACTCGTGTTCGTCACTTGCCCCAACTGGACTGCATGCTGGGTCTGCGTAGCGGAGGCGACTTGGGACGCTCCACCGAGCGATTCGATGATGATCCAGGCGCCGTTTCCACCGTTGACGCCCGCTTGAACTAGGTACATCAGAATTGCGATGCCGACAGGCAGTTCGCCGCCCTGGAGAGGCTGCAATCCGAGGCCGTAGATCGGCTTTGCCGTCAGGCCATCGGGTGCGTACGTCGATGCGCCAGTGTTCGCATGGGCGATGCTGACGCGCTGAACATAGCCGGTCGAAGGGAGGGCGGTGAGTGGCGGCGTGTTCGCTGCGGCATAGGCATTCGCCGCGCCGGTATCCGCCAGGATGACCGCTTGTTTCGTTGCGTTTCTGATAGCCGCCAGAAGATTCGCCTCGAGCGTCGCAGTCGTGCCGTCATCAACGGCGTTTTGCCCCGACTGATCAACGATGAACTGCGCCAGTACCGCGGCCATGATGGACGACTGGCGCCACACCTTGTTTAACTGGTTCGACTGTGCGATACCAGCCTGAAAGCCGTTCTGTGTGACCGACGTGAGCGCCGCATATGCGGACTGCGTGATGACGTTGGCGCTTCCGCCGACTGCAAACGGGATGAAGTCGTTCGACATTTACGATCCGAGAAAGAAAAAGCCGCCCGAAGGCGGCTTGTCAGCGAGGGGGGGGGAGGTCAGGCCGGGATAACCCAGCCGCCAACATCGAATCCGGCGATGGACGCGGTTTCAACGTCCATGCCGAAAACTGGGGAGCCCGGCACACTCGGCAGGTAGTAGTTGTTAATGCCAACGCCCGCCGGACGCAGATTCAGATAGCCGCCGGTGAATAGAGCCAGCGTGACTGCATCTGGGGATGGGCCTACCAGCACGACATCCATCGTCATGTTCTGGTTGTCTTCGATCAGAATCGAATATCCAAGCGGCGAAAAGATCGTGTTCCAGGCTGTGTATGCGGTCGGAACTGTGCCGTCCCAATTGTTTGCAGCGATCGTTGCGTAAAGCAGGATTCGATACTGGTCGTCTGGCAAGGACACAAGTCCCGATGTCGGATCGAACGGCCCTAGCCAGGTGCCCTGATCGAACCCGAGTCCAGGTGTATCGAAACTGAAATAGACTCCCGTCAGTGGCAATGACAGTTTTCGAGACACGCCCACCCATTCGCCTATCCGGTCTAGCTGCTGTCCGACCGCCGTATCTATGTCGTACAACTCAGGAATCGATGCAAGCAGGCTTCTACGGTCGACGGCCCACTGAGCGAGCAGCGATACCATCGCCATGAAACGTGGCGCGGATTGATGCTCACTCGTGATCAGCGATGTATAGTCGGTCAGTTGTGCTGTCATGGGAGAACGGTTACGTCAGCAGCGACGCATTGCGCGCCTTCGTTGAACGCCAGAGAAAGATCGCCGTTCACCAGCAACTGAGCGCCGGCATTTATCGTCTTACCGGTCGCAATAGCGGGCGTGAACGTGACAGCGTTCCCGGCGATGCCCGTGATGGTCGCCGTCAGTTGGGAGCCGTCCGATTGGTTGACGATGATCGATCGACCATTCGCGAGGCTTGCCACGTTTGCGACATTGATCGTGATCGCGCCGGCGTTGTACGGACCTCCCGTGACCAGCATGTCCGAACGGCCCTGATAGATGTTCGAGATCGGCAGGTTGTACGTGTTACTCAGCGCATCGAGTTGCGCCTGTGTCAGGCCGGAACTTGACGTCGCTGCGTCGCCGGCCAGGTTCGCCGGCCCGAACAGTTTGCCGAGATACGAGTCTTGACCGATCGCGAAGCCGGACAGGTATGCGACGATTGCATTGACGATGAGCGTCTTTGTCGTCGACACATATCCGGCCAGCGGAACGATGGTGATCTGCGTCATTACCCCAACTTCCGTCATCTCGAAGAAGTTGATCGTGATGGGTACGCCCGCGGGATCGGTCACGGTGACGGACGTCGTACCGTATGTTCCGGTGCCGGGTGACTTCTTCGCCTCGACGGTCTGGGCGATGGCTGTGATGTCTCCGCCTTCTGCGACGACGGCGATCGAATGGCCGGGGATGCCGTTCGCATCGGTCGTGCCGCCCTGGTTTTCGTAGACTTCGTATCGGCCAACGCCGGAGACGTTGCCAACTGCAGCTTTGATCGCCTGCAACGGCGTCAGCGCTGACAGAGACGTCGAGGTCGATTGGCGCTTACGCAATGCAGCGTCTGTTTCGACGGGATCGCCCGGCGTGGCGGCAACAGCATTTGTCACGGTCTGCCAACCGCGCGTCGGCGTGTTGATCGTGTTGATAGCTCCGGCAATCGCCGTGATGGTCCCGGGCTGTTGTGCCGTCGCAGTGACGTCAATGGTGCCGCTGACAGGGATGGTCACAGACGCAGGCAGGTTCCACAGATTCCTGTTCGTGTCCTGTACGACGCCATTGATGATCGGCGTTCCTACCTGGCCACCGAGCGTTACGACTGCAGTGCTGTTGCTCGATGAATCTCGGCGTAGGCCATTGATCTTGACCTGGCTGGACAGCGCCGCACCTTGAGCATACGAGGGGGAGTAACCGTTGTACGTTGTGACGTCGGCCTGATTGCCGTCGTTGATGATTTGAGCCAGAACGGCAAGCCACTGACCGTCCTGGCTATCCGGCTCGATATAGATGTCGCTGCCGTATATTGACTGGAAGCTTGCCTGTAACGACGCCAGTACGTCCGCGTAGCTCGGCGCACTGATCCCATTCTCGTCAATCGTGCAAGCCAGAGTTGCAAGCGGAAAAGTTGCCATCAGAGAGCCTGAGTAATTGTGGTCTGCCCGTACTGCGTATTAACTACCGCAGCGACTGTGAAGGTGCGCGTTCCGGGATCGAGATGACTGGCATAGTCGACAATCTCTGTCACGCCCTGCGTCTCGAGAATTACTGCCTGGACGGCCAGATCACGTGTTGCCTGTGTGCCCGCGCCGAGGATCTCGGTGTTATATGGCGTGCCGGCCGTCTGGTCGAGGAACCATTCGCCCTGTATCAGCTTGAGACGCGTCTGGATTGCCTGCGCGACCGCTTCAGGAGAATCAACGAGGAAGTTGGCGCTGTTCTGCCCAAAGGTGTAGTCGCCGTTGGCGTCGAGGGTTCGGTATCTCATGCTTATCCACCCTTGATCGTCGATGTTAGGTGGGAGCTACTCATCTGCTGGTTCGGAACTCCGGCGCCCGACGATGCGTGCGTGTGCGAGTTGAACAGCGTCATGAACGCCGACGTCACCAGCGACAGGAGCGATTGAGCTGAGGCGCCGAGACTAATCGAGGGTGCCGTGACCGATGCTGCCGAGCTCGCAGTCACCGAGACGTTCTGTGCGGTGATGCTGGCGTTGCCGGTGACATTGATCGTCGTGTTGCCGCCGACTGTTGCCGACCAGTTGGCGGGCGTCATGATGTCGATTTCGTGCGTCGTCGGGTTGAGTTGTAGGTAAGCCTCGCCGTCGTTGCTGCGAAGTTGCGCAGCCGTCGTGCTGATACCGCTGATCTTCGTCGCTTGCGAGAACGGCCCCGGGAGACAGAAGCCGTCCGACAGGTCATGCATGCGAAATTCTGACTGCACCTGAACGCCGCCTGAGGAATACCATGCGTCGATGCAGCGCGAGGCGAACACGATCAGGCATTCATCGCCCGCGGCAATCGGAAAGGTCAGCGTGCATCCGCCGCCCCGCGGGAACACGACGGGGCAATCAAGAAGGAGCGGGAGCGCAGTCCATTGTGTCGAGCCGTCAGGGGCGCGCACTTGAGCCTTGATGGCCGGCTGCGCGACACATGTCACGGAGCCGGGGTCGAAGCTCTCTATAATCGCCGGCAGCGCCGTCCAGAGTTGCGCCTGATGACCATCAAGCGCCGTGCGGAGCACCTCTTGCGGGTCGTTGACGCGTTCTAACTGGAGCATTTATGAAGAAAACCGTCGTTGGGGTTGCGTTAATGACCGTGGCGGCCCTTGGCCTTGCCCAGTCTGCTGGCGACCGGCTGGGCGATGCTTTGCGCGCACCGCTTCCCGGCGCCCGAAAGCCAGACAGTCGGCTTCCCATCTATCTCAAGGCAGGGTCGCTCATCTGCGAACGATGGCAGGGGATGACGCGCGTTGCCGAGGAGGCGGCTCGAGCCGATGATTCGAGGCAGGCCACCATCCTGCGCGACGCTGGATGCGCGATCGTCCCCGAGGATGTGGGAGTAACTCTGGTAGACATTGATCCGAAGTCGTGGGAAGGCGCAGCGCTTCGCACTTACGGGCTGACCAAGGTTTGGTGGCAGGAATCGAGCGGCATCAATGATGTTGGTTACGTCGGAACTGCCGCTCTGAGGAATTAGCCTGCCGCAGTCACCGATTGGTTCTGATCGGCGGCCGAAACATCGACGGCGAGACAAATCATGTCGACATACCATGACTGTCCGCGGGAATCGCCTTCAAACTCTGCTTGCATGACCCGATAGAATCCGGCCGCAGTTGTCGCAACCGCGACTGCTGCACTCTTGTACGTCAAGCCTTGTTGCTGGGTCGTGATGCTGTTAATGTCAGACTGCGCTATTTGCACCAGGCAGCCGATGCGGATTAGCGGGTTAAGCAGAGCGCGAGCCCTGACCCCGTCTTGAGTCGCTTCAGGCACTCCGATCAAACCTGTCGTGGATGATAGGACAACCGCCTCACCAGGCCGGTAGCCAGTGATCGGCACCAGTACGAACTGACCGTTTTGGATCGACCATCGGAAGCCATACTTGTTCGCCCAGTCTCGAGCGTAGTCTCGGCTCATCCCGAACAGAACTTTCCCGCGGGAAAGGGCCTGCGCTGTTCCGGCGGCAGATCCTGCGATCAAGCCGTTTGCGTCATCAGCAAACTTGATCGGCGGCGTCCCGTTAGAAGAAGCAGCGCCGGTGATTGCGGTAATGACCTGTTGCGGAGTTCGGCCTGCTGCGAGGGACTGACTAATTACCGAGAAGTTGGCCCACTCGTCACCGTCCGCCGCCCATATGTCAACGTAACTGTCGACGTTGCGCTCGCGACCTGTCGCTGTCTGCTTGATCGACCCTTGGAAGATGATCCCGAAGTTGCCGTTCTCGTATCCTGCCTGCAGTGTGATCGCATTGAACTCAGTGCCGATCTTTGCGACTGTCTGTGGCGAGAGGTTATAGACGCGCACATACAGAGTGTTCGGCGTTTGCGCATCAGAGTTGGTCGTCCGGAACGTAAAGCGGAAGTCCGAGAGATCCAGTCCCTGCGTGCCAGTCGACACGATCAGGCTCGCTTTGCGTCCAAACTGATTGCTCATTCTGTTATGGCGTAGAGGTGGGCGGTGGTGCCAAGCTTGTCGAACGACGGCACCGTGTCAGGAGAGTTGTCCGTCTGGGCGACGATCTTGAAGTTGAACCCCAGATGGCCGAACTGCTCGAGCAGATCAACGCCCGTCACCATCGGAATACCCGAGACGATCGGATTTCCACTCGCGTCGGCGATGTCAATGATCCATGAAGCGTTTTGCACATTCCACTGCACATTGAACCCATACGTCGTGCCCGCCAGTGCGATGTTGAACGTCTGCGGCTCAGCCGACAATGGGATTTCGTAGTACGTCGTCATGGCAAGGCGGAGACATTGATGTTGGGTGACGGAAGCGGGTATTTGACCCCGTAGTTTGTCGTCGCGCCGTTTTTCTCCGGATTCGCCATGTTTGATGAATCAGGAACCGTCACGGCCTGCGTCTGCGCCATCAGGATCTGGCGGCAGCCAATGCGGATGATCGCTGAATTTTCTGTCTTCGCGTCTGTCGTGGTTGCAAGCGACTTGATCAGCATGTTCTGATAGATGCGCTTCCCGGTGTAGATCGTGAACAGCGCGCGGTTAGCCTGCATCGACAAGAGTTGCTGATATGCGGCCTGCGACGGCGATCCTGAGCCGTTGGTGGCAAACATATCGACGATGCCGCCGATCGCCCGTGCCGTACCGATAATTGCCTGAAGTGCAGAACTGGCGTTCGCCGCAGCGCCAACTATCTGATTTCCCAGTCCCGAATTGTTTGGGCTATCTGACCACCCTGCGGTGATCAACAATTCCGATGGGCGCTTGAACGCATGATCGGAGATCGTTGTTCCCTGCTCGACAGGGTGGTCGGTGACCTCCATGTCGTCGTTGTGCACTTCCTCGATCGTCGCGTCGGCAATGAAGAGCGATCCGGGTGACGCCTGATCCTCGAAGCCCCGCTTGGGCTTATGGGTGAGCAGCTGGATCAGAATCTGCCCAGCCGCTGCCACATTCCCCAAAACGCTCATCTGAATGCTCCAGCAAAGTTTCTAACCATGTCGCCGTTGACGCGGCCTTGTTCCGCACCGATAGCGCGGGCCGTGCCTTGCGGATCCGGCGAGCCAACGATATGGAACTCGTTGTGTTGCTGCATGCTGACGTTCGGGGCCGCTGACGATGAGCCGCCGAGGCGCGCTTTCTGTGCTTGATCAACTAGCGAACGGACATTGCCGTAGGCCCGTCCGTTCTCATGCTGGAAGATCGCTTGCGCGACGCCGCCCAACTGATCGCCGCTCAGATGAGCGTCTGCCGAGACGCCGAGTTTCTTTGCAACCGCGTCAATGTAGGCGGACGTGTTGTTCTCGTTGGCCGGCGCCCAGCGAGAGATGATCTTGCGTACGGAGTCATAGCCCTTGGAGACGTAGCCCTCAAGCAACTTGATAGCCGCCTTGATTCCATCCTCCATTGACGCGAATACAGCAAAGCGGCCATCCGAGCCCGTCGCTCCCATCGACTTGGCGAAGTTTCCGTAAACGATGTTTCCAGGGTTGTTGTTTCTGATGCCGCGAGGTGCATTCGATGCCTTACTTCCAGGCAATTCGATGATTGTGCCGAATGGCTGTTGACCATCGTCGGCAGGGCCGGCAGAGCTTGACGGCGCCTTACCGCCGCGATTCGCAGCACCGTTGAAATCGAAAGTCGTCGGATCGATCTCCCCGGCGGCCGCCTGATGCTGTTTCAGATAGTCTGCTTCGCCGGTGTTCAAATCCTCGCTGTGGAACATCAGCGCGATAGGGCCCAGCACCTTCAGCAAACCGCCAATGGCGCCGCCAGCCGCAACCGCACCTAGTTTTCCAACGGCAGATACGAGGTTCAGTATGGCCGTCACGAGCGGCATCAACTGGATTGCAGCCAATCCGATCAGAATGCCTTTCAGGCCGCCGAGCGCGTGATAGACAGAGGCGAAGTCGTCTCCGACCTTCTTCCAGTCGACGCTCTTAATCCAGTCGGCCAGGCTCTGGACTGCATCAGCGATGTTCTGCGCGACTTCGCCGGCATGGTTTTCAGCGAAGCGTTCGAACTCATTGACTAGCGGCGTGAGCACCGGCGCCAGTTTCGACTCAATGACGATCCACACGTCGTTGAACGTGTCCTTGACCGCGCGGATCGAATTATTGAAGTCCTTTCCAGCTTCGGCTGCCTGATCCGGATCAATACCGAACGCGGCGAGCTTGCTGGCGTATTTCTTTTTCTCGTCTTCCAACTTCGGAAGACCATTTTCGAGCATCAGCAGCGTGTCGGGATCAATTCCGAACAACTGGGCGTAGGCGGCAGCGACATACGGCTGCATGCCCTTCATCTTCTCGATGAAGCCGGTGAATCGTTCCGCCGGGTCGCCACCCTTGACGCCAAGCGAGTCGAGCAGCCCGCCCGAGCCGGGGTTGAGGCGAAGCGTGCGGGCGAAGCCTTCCAGAGCACCTTGCGCCTGGTCTGCAGTCAGGCCAATCTGGCCGGCCGCATACCGCAGCGCCATGATGTTCCCAACGGTCGCTCCGGTGCGCTGTGACGCATAGTAAAGATTCTCCATCTGACTGGAGATGATCTTTACGCCGGCGACTACACCGGCCGCGGCCGCCGCGACTTCTACGCCGACTTTCATGACCGACTTGGTGACGCCCTCGACCGACGTCGTGAACTTCTTCATCGCGGTCTCGTCCACCTGGAATCCAAGTGAGACGAGGAACTCGCGCAACACGTTATCGCTCATCGATTGCTCTCCGCGTGCCGTCTGAGTATTTCTTCGTTAGCGGCTCGCACATCGAGCGCGTCATTGAGGAGGGCGACATCTTCAAGGCCCAACGTCCCATCAATCAGGGACTCATATTTGCAAAGCCCGTCCATGACGGGTCTAAGGAGCCAGTCCTCCCCGTCGGGCAGCGACAGCAGCGTGACGTTCGCCGTTTGACTGCCGGTTATGCCGCTGCCGCGCCGGGAAAAAAACCCGACAGATTCTGCTGGATCACCTTTACAGCAAGCTGGATCATCTGGCCCATGTCGATGTCCTCGAACATCAGGCCGCCACCGCGGGCAATGACCGGCGCACCTTGGCCATTCGGTTGCAGACGCTGGCAGACGCCGAGGCACACGTCTAGCACGTAGTCGACATCCTCATCCGACATGCCGGACAGCGCATCGGTGAGCGGGCCGATGAATGCCGCAAAGCCCGCAGCCTTGTCCGGAATGCCACTCATGCCCGCAAGCAGCGGAGCGAGGCGCCGTGCCACGTGGAACTGCTTGCGTGCGTCGATGCGGCCAATCCGATACTTCTGGCCGCCGACTTCTACGATGTCAGTCATTCATTACACCCCGATTGACAGCGCCGGATCCATCACGCCGATGTCGAAAACCCATTCGATCGTGCCTGCTTCCATCGCAAAGGTGTTGTTGGGGAACTTGCTGAACGCGACCTGCTGACAGGAATACTGCTCACCGCGCACGATGTCTGAGCCAGCCAGGACGTTTTGCGCCCAGTTGGCCGACGACGTGCGCTGGAAGTTGTACATCGCCGAAAGTTTGCCATTCGTAGGCGATGTCTTCAGAAGTCTCACGGTCGCCTTGCCGCCCTTGCCGGGGTTCAGGCTATGCATCACCGTCCCGTCCGCGCCAATGACCATCGTGTTGGCGTTCTCGACGAATTCGAAGGTCACGCCTTCTTTCGCATCGCCAGCGCCATCTCCCAAGGTGATCGAGCCGCCCGGGCCCGTGAGAGTCAGGGCAAAGTCCTGAAACGAATAAGTGCTCATGTGTTTTCTCGCTTATTGGTTGACGGTCACAGCGAAATCGATCGTGTGCACGGCGCCTGCGAGCTTCACAGCGATCTGGAACGGAACGGACTTTCGCGCTGCTCGATCGGCCTGGCTTTGCGATGCCACGCTCGGCTGATACACGTAGTAGCCTTTCGCGAGGTAATCGCCCTGATTCAGGGTTCCGAATCCACCGCTATTCCAAGTACCCGGCGCAAACAGTCCATTGCTGACGTACTGCTGGCACACGCCCTCAATGACGGTCGCGAGGATGTGCATACCAGCGTCGGTCTGCGGGATCTTGGTCGTGCTGGTGTAGAGCGCGTTGAACAGGGCCGTCTGCACGTCGATGCAGAAGGCGTCCATGCCAATGATCGTGTCGATGTACTCGCCGGACGCAACCTTGGCAGGCTCGATGATCGTCGTACCGTTGTTGTAGGCGACGAAAACGTTGCAGTTCTTGCCTTCCAGTGCCGCAATCTGCGTGGCGTTGAGCGTTTCCGCTGCGACGCCAGGCTCCTGCTTGTACATCAGCGTGATCACCGTGTTGTTGCCGGTGTAATCTACGGTCAACTGGCGACCGAGCAGCGAACTCACTGCGTAGGCGCTGTTGCTCGAGTACTGCGTGGCGGTCTTGTTGTAGCCGAGCGCTTGAAGTTGTGCGGCGATGTCGGTCGTCGTGACCGAATTCAGCACGCCGGCTTCCTGTGTCGTGACACCGTAGAAGTGCTTGTTGGTGGTCGACTCGATGAACGCAGCGAGCGCGATGTGATCTGCGTCCGTGGCCTGTGGCACCGTCAGGCCATACCACTGTTGGCCGAACTGGTTGTCAAAGAGTGCTGCAGCTGCGACTGCCGATTCCGCAGCGGCGCCCTGAGCGACATAAGCGCCCGACGATGCAGCCGTCATGCCGAGCATGGACGAGATGTCCGTACCGGCGCCACCCGAGAGCGTAGCTCCAGAGACGGTGCCAACCGAGCCGGCGAGCGTGAACGCGTTGCCTGCAGTCCCTGCCGTCTTGTAGACAACCTGAAGGGCAGTGCCCGCCTGGTTGACTGAGTAGACGGCCTTCGACAGATTGACGTCGGTCGACTGATTCAGGAACGTGACGGCATTGGCTAGCGTCGCGCCAAGGTTTGCGCCGATCAGAATCTGGTTTCCGGTCGTCAGTGACGAGACGAACGTGACAGCGGTACCGCCGATCGTGACAGTGGCCGCTGCGCTCGGGTTGACCGAATAGGTGACCGAACCGAACGCCGTTGGCGCCGATGCAAAGCTCAGCGTGGACGTTGCGCCGGTCGTGCCGTCCGTGATCTGGAATTGGGCGAAGCTCGAATTCCACACGCACGTTGACCCGGGCACCGCGGCAGCGAGTGCGGTCTGGATAAGCGCGGCAATACCGTTCAGGTTAGTCGACGAGCCAAAGCTTGCCGGCGAGATTGTGTACGGCGAGCCGTTGATCGTGATCGAGAATGCTGGGGCGGTGATTGCAGTCCATGCGGAAATAGCTTGGGCTGCAGTCGAAAGCGTGGCGCCAAACAGTTGGGCGCCGGTGGCGGTCTGCGCCCAGCGGCCGATCAGCACATTGGCCGGCTGCGGCGACTGGCCGAACCACGCCACGGCAGCGAGGTATTCTGGCGCGGTCGTGCCAAAGTCCGCGGCAACAGCCGACGTGCTCAGGTATTCGCGCATGCGTGACGCTGTGTCGATCACGGGCGACGAGCCAAGAATCAACTCGGTGTTCAGGTTCTGCGCCTGCGCTGCGTTCGGAGACAGGTTCACAGTCCCCTGAATCAGCCGGGAGATAGGCAATTGACTCGTCGTCATTGTCGGTTCCTAGAAATAGAAAAGCCCGCAGTTAGGCGGGCTCGGAAAGCGTTGCTTGGGGTTTGTTACTGGTCGACGATGACCGACTCGGTGCGAGGATCGGAATCAACCGACGCCTGCGCGGAGAGGACGTTGAGGACTTGGTACGTGCGGACGACGCGTCGCCGGATTCGCATGCTCAGATCGAAGCGGCGAATCCATTGCTGGTTGACCAGCTCAGGCGCCGTCACCGTCGATCCGACTTCGACGAGGCCCATTTCGTACTGGTCGAGCGTCGAATTGTTTTGTGAGACGTACATCCCGTCGCGGGCCTGCGCTGCGTTGCTCAGCGCGTTCAGACCGTAGAAGCTGCACAGGACAGTGATGATCTCGTGGCGAATGAACGTTTCAGACAGGCCGTCCGTGTGCATCTGCTCATAGGAGTTGGCGTCATGCTCGATGCCAGTGACGCCGACGGCGCACCAGTTGGTCGCGGGGTCCGGTTGCTTCGGTACGGTCGGCTGCCAGCGAGGGCGAACCATGTTTCCGGGAAGACCGGTAATACCGACGATCAGTTGCTGAAAGATTGAATCGAGGTCGGCGTCTTCGGTCGGAGGCGTTCCGGTAGGCTGCAGATATCCTGCGACAGTTGAATCGTTAGCCACTTGACCCTCCATATAAGGGGATCAGTTCGCAGTTCGCTGCAGTAAAGCCGATGCCGAAGCGGGACCAGTCGCCCACGTTAGTCACGGTGTATCGGCGACCATTCCACGTCACGATGTCGGCATCGAGCCCATCGCTGCCAGCCTGCAACAGGAACTGGCTGTGTACGGTAATGGAACCATTGATACGCGATCCTTCCGCGAGACGCATCAGCAGGTCACCGGTATTGTTCGTGACCACGCCATAGAAGGGAGTCGAGTTCTGCGCGTCGACCGCTATGCCGTCATTGCCTACCGTCTGCGTGTTACGCGTGCAGACGAGCGAATCCACGAAATCCGGATCCAGCAGGATTTCGGCGACGTCTAACAGGGGCATTATTTTTTCTCGCGGACGACGTAGGTTATGGCGTTTCTAAGCGACCCTGTGTTGACCAGTGCAACGATGCCGGCGGAGTTCTGCGCCTGCGCCGGATCGGTGCCACTCGCAACATCTTCCAGATACGCCTTCTCATCTGGCCGCATGCTCTTCGTCTGCCTGCTGCGGTTCCGGTTGCGGATAGTTTCCGGCGAGAGCGCTGGTGGGATGTTAGAGCCGATCTTTCTCTTCGCTGATTGGGAGGCGACCATGCCTGCGCTGCTCATCTGCCGCTCAGCGACTGACAGATTGCCGCTTAGCGCGGCGTCTGCAGCTTTGCCAAGGCGATCGGCACATTCTGACTGTACATCCTGAACGCCTGGAACAAGGAACGGGCGGGCGGGCACGTTGTGCGCCGGAGACCCGGTCTCCATAACGTACCCGATCTGTGCATTGGTGATAGGCGTATCGGTGCGCTCGGGCGCGCTATCGGGGATACCAACCAGCACATCCTTACCCTTCAACTTGTTGATGGCGTCGATGATTGCCTTCATGTTGTCGGCCGTCATCGTTGCGCCAGATTTCATGTTGCCTCAACAGTTGATTTGCAGCCCACCGGCGCCCATCATGCGGGCCAGCGTCAGGTACCGCACGCCATAGGACGTAAGGTTCCAGAATCCGCCGCCGTCGATGGTTGCGGCGGACGTGTCGTAACTGACACTGACTTTGTCGACTGACTTCGACGCGGTTGGCCCTGTCATTACGCCCGGAGCGCCGCCAGCCGCTGCTGCGGTCTCGTCTCGCACCGACAGCACAAGGTGATGGGCTGTGACGAGCTCAATTCCGATGTTGGTCAACTCTACCCATCGATCAGCGTTGACCAGCGATGCCGCCACCGTCAGCCACGTTTGAATCAACGAGTCCGGATAACGAGTCGGGTCGTTGAATTCGGGGAAGTCCGATCGTAGCTGAGCAGGTGTGACGGTCATGGTTTCGCAGTACGTCCGGGTTTGCGTTTTTCTTCTGCCGCGACTTCAGATGCGGCTTCGTCGCTATGCAGCACTACCCACCAGTGGTTCTCATACTCGGCGGGGATGTCCTGCCCGGCCACAAATGACAGCGGCCGGCAGTCGTCGCGGGTCAGGGTGAAATCCTGATTGGCGATGCGGGTCATATTATGCTCCGGTAATCAGCCGGGAGAAGTCAACTGGTAACAACTCCCGGCGTCCGCTTAGATGCCGTCGCGGTAGCTGACCGTAGTCGAATAACGAAACTCGACCTGACCGAAACGCGCCCAGTACGTCGTGATCTGGTAGAGCGAGCGGTATTCCAACGGCGTGCGTTGCAATTCGGTCATCGGGTACTGGACATACTTCTTGTCCTTGTTATACGCGACCATGCGGTCAACCGTGCCCAACGTGCCCGGCGTGCCGCCCACGCCTGCACCGATCAGCCACTTGAGCGGGAGGATTTCCAGCTTCGTGCCCGACTTCGTGCAGATGTTGTTCTCGAGCAGGTAGGTCAGGATCGAGTAGTTCGCCGCGGTGTTGACCATCGTCGACGCAAGGTAGCCATACTGCGCCGGCGGAATCATCAGGCGGTTCGGCATCACCTTCCAGCCGGCATTCGCCCAGGTCGTCGTCAGGATCTCGTTGACGTCCGCGAGAATCTGCGCAGGCGTCTTCGTGGTCCATGCCGTGCCAGAGCCAGTGCCGACAGCGGGAACGTTCGACGGCGTAATTACGCTCGTCGCATTCACCAGGCCGGCAGTGCCGATAGTGGGATCGCCAAAATAGACCAGATTGTCCAAGTCCATGTTGCGCTTCAGGTTCATTGCTTCAACCTTCTGCGCGTCGACCGGCTGACCTAGCGCCTGCGCCTTCACCAGTTCGGGAACTGTATATTTGACTTCGGCACCCCACAGACGAACCTGTTGAGCGGTCTTGCCGATGTCGAGCGACGGGCCAGCGATTGCGTTGCCCTCGTTTGAAATCCAGTTGATGCCGCCCGGCGTCATGCCGCCAGCCATCGCGAACGCCGAGTTCGTGAACGACGCGATTTCATCAGCCGGGGAGACGTCGGTGCGAATGTCGATGTCGCGCGACCAGGTGAATTCGACCAGCGGCTCGTTGAGCGTTTGATCCAGACGTTCGAGCTGGCCGACGAGGAATGCGCCGGTCGAGTCGATCGTCATCTGATCGTAGGTCATCATGCCATCGGTCGTGAAGTGGCGAGCGAACTTGCGCGACGCTTCAGCGATTTCCCGGCGCTTGAGGAATTTTTGAACAGACATGTCCATTGTTTTGTTGCTCCAGAAACGAAAAAACCCGCCGGAGCGGGTCTGTAAGCGGATGCGCGGTTAAGCGCCGGGGATTCAGATGTTGAACGCGATTTCCGTAATCCCGTATGCATCGGCGGGACCGGTGAAGTAGGTGTTGCTCGGCAGCGCGACAGTGTTCGTGCTGTCGGCGGCAGCCTCGAAGCCACCGAGCGGCTTGCCCGCCGCAGCGCCAGCAACGCGCACGTAGACGGTGCCGCCCTTGGCCGCGGCAGCGACACCGCCCAGCGAGACCATCACGTAGCCGCGCTTGAGGATGTCCGTCACGCCAGACGTCGGCGGCGTCGACGTGCCGAGCGGGTCAGTGCCGTTGCCTTGAATCGGGTAGGGGCGCAGATTGATGCCGTACACCAGGGCAGCGGTATCGGCCGAGTTGTTGATCGGCTGCACCTTGCCCGACACCAGTTTGACCGGCACACCGAACAAAGCAGGCGGCGTTGCCGAGTCGATCAGTTGCGTTTCGATCGTGGCGACTTCAGCGCGTTGGAGGTCACCGGCGAAACCAGCCGGCATGCGGAATTGATAAGCTTGCAACGAGGGCATGTCGGCTCCTTACTTACGTTTCGACCAAAATTCGTCGTGGATCTGATTGATGTCTTTTGCTTCTGCCGCTGCGTCGGTGGTCTTACGCGCGACGGTCATGTTCTTGCGCTTGACGAGTTCCGATGCTGCGTGGAATGCCATCTTGGCTGCGGCGCAATCCATCTTGGACACGTCGGCGTCACCGGTGATGGCTCGCACGAGATCGGCGTTATCGTTTGTCAGCGCTGCACGCAGGGCGCGGCGACGCAGAACGCAAATCGAGTCCGCGGTCTTCTTGCCGTCCGCCTTGGCGTCGAACGTTGGCAACTTCACGCCCGGGGCGAGGATTTCGGCGCGGGCCTTGGCGTCCTGGAACTCGTCGCGGAACGAAGCTGAATCGTTGGTCGACTTCTTCTCGTCGTCCTTCTTTTCCTCTTCTTCGTCCGAATCGTTTGTTTCCTCGGACTCTTCCATTTCTTCGGCTTCGTCTTTGGTTTCCTCGTCCTTCTTCTCTTCTTCAGAGTCGTTGGTCGGGCCAGCTTCGAGCTTCGAAACCCGCTCGCCGATTGCTGCAACGGACTCGGCGACAGCCTTGATCGCGTCCATGACCTGAGCCATCGGATCAGCTTCGGACTCGTCGTCCTTCGTTTCTTCCGCTGCGTCGGCCTTTTCGGCGCCGGGCATGTGAATGTGGATGGCGGGGACGTTGCCAGCCGCGCCGTCTTCGTCTTTGACTTCCTCAGACAACGCTTTTTCGAAGGCTTCCGAATCGCGCGTCATGAAGAGCTTGCGCAGCTTGTCCTTGAGGGATTCAGCGCCTTTCTTCGTTGCCATTAATGGATCTCCAATGGAGGTTGGTAGTGAGTCCTGCACGGAGCAGGCTTCGCCGCAGCGGGCCGAGCCCGCCAGCAGCGCAACGTGGTTGCCCACGATGTCCGTTTGCCGAGCACGTCCCGGCGCGATCTGCAGATATCCCGCGTCGTACCCGCAGGAGATTTCTTTGAGCCGCTTGGTCTGCACGTCATGAATGGCGCCCTTGTCTTGAATCAGGAGGTCAGCCATCAAGAAGTCACTCATTTCGCCGTCGCCGCGGCGCACGTTGTGGACGGACCCTTTGGCGTAGACGATCCAGTTATCTGGCGTGACTGGCTCGCGCGGGTGCTCGATCGTTACCGGTGCGCCTTCGAACGATGCGATGGCCTCTGGATTGAACACCTCATCCTCGGTTCGCTCGACTTCAATCACGCCGTCCTTATCTTCGATATCCGGAAGTTCGGTCGCGGCGTAGTCTTGGACGCCGATGCGAGCGATCGGCACGTCCTGACAGAGAAGGGCGCCACTGGCCAGCAGCGACTGCTTCGGGCCGATCTGCTCAGTAGCGAGCATGCCGCTGGCCGTGATTGCATCTTTCGTCGGCGCGCGCTTGCTCACGCACGCTTTGCATTCGCAGGCATTGGACATATAAGGAACGTAGGGAGACCCGCGCGGAGCGGGCTAAGTGATTGTTCAGACGCGGAATTTTGCGTTTATGGCAACTGGGTCTATAATTGATTTTGAGACCCCGGACGTTCAAACCATCCCGCCCTGGCAGCGTGTGAGGTACGTTACTTAAACGGCGGTCTCTTTTTATTTCACGATGCCGTGGTCGTAATAGCGGCGCCCGTCTGAATACCGCTTCACAGTCAGGATTGCGTTGTGATGCTGTCCGTCAATCTCGATCGGAGCGTGATACGTCTCCACAGACAGAACGTTGACATCGCCACGCTTGTCTGATGCCGTTGCAATCAACTTCGCGTTCTCAAGCAGGGAAGGTATGGCCGGGACCGTCCTGACTAAGGTGTCGGATGCTCCAGACAGCGTGTGCTTGACGCCCTTCCTGGTCACCTCAATTTCATTGCCAGTAGCTCGGTTGCTGAACGACTTTCCGATAAAGCGATCGGCATGTTCCAAGGCTTTCTGCCGAAGTTCCTTCATGCTCGTGTAGTCACCGAGCTCGTCGCCTTTCAGTGCTACAGCGCCACCACCACCCGCTCCGAATTGCCCATTCTCCTTACGCGGATGGTTTTGTTCCTCCCACTTCGCGTCGTGAACGTGGAGGTAAATATGAAGCGCTTGGGGCATCTAGTCAGGGATGATGGGTTCGGCATAGCATCGGCAATTCCAGATACATCCAGGGTGCGCACGCTCGCCAGATCGCTCATCGGCGACGGGCGGGTTGTTCCACTGGAAAATCTTGCCGTTGAGCGCACGGTGATCGCTGCGTACGGTCGAATCGCCGCTGGTGCGCCAGATGTACGAATCGGCGCCTATGTGTTCGGCGCGAGCCTGGGTCAGAGTGGCCGCGGTCCTCGCGGTCTCTGTGCGTGCAATCAATACAGCGCGAGAGGTGGTGACTTCCTCAGTGCGCAGAATCTCTTTCGCGATCTCGCTGGCCCGTGTGCTGTTCTCGACACCCTCAAGAGTGAGCCGATGCACCCGCTGCGCCGCCTCAAGCGGAATGCTCTGGATGAGCGTTACCTGCTCGGCCAGCAGCTGCTGCATCACGCGGCCGGTCGGCGCATTGCGGATTTCTTCGCGAAGGCCGCGGGACAGATCCTTGGCCATCGTCGCCCACGCCTGTTCGTCACGTAGCGCGACGTCCATCAGCATGTCGCTTGCGGTTTGCGTCGCCCAGCCTCTGAGCATGTCCGAGTAGGCTTTGAGCAACTGCTCGATGGTCGGGACCGCACTCATGTCGCCGGGAGTGAACGGCGACACAATGGAACCGACCTGCTGCGCGACCTTGCGAAGTTGCAGGGCATAGCGTTGCTCGGCGCGGCCCGTCTTGACCGGGTTGCGGCTGCGCTTGCGGTCAAGGGTGAGGGTCATTTCTTTTTACGCAGGCGTTTGAGCCACGATACAGCGCTGCCCGAATCGCCAGTCAGATTCGACACGTCAGGTAAGTCCATCTCACCAGGTGGCGGGGCGTTCTTTTCCTGTTCTTCGGCTTCGTTGATCGCGTCGTCAGAAATTGAGCCAAACATGCCAGTGTTCGGAGCAGATGCTTTCAGCTCCTTCATACCGCCACTGACGGTCAAAAGATTCGCATCGACGGCAGCCGTAACAGCATCCACGGTCGACTTGGCGATCTCTGACTTTTCCTTCTCCGACATTTCCTGAAGGTTGCGGAACTCAAACGCGAAGTCGTCGGGCAATGGCTTGCCGAGCGTCGACATTGACATGACCGACAGCAGGCGATGCAGCGGATTACGAAGGCGCCGCTCCTGGTTCTGCTTGACCTTCTCATGCCACTGCTTCATCTCGCCTTCGCCGGTTGCGTTCAGACCAGTAGGCGACTGTCCGAACAGGCGAGTGAAGGGCATCCCGAGCGCACCGCACAACTGCTGCGCGAACTGGGTGAGCATGTCGGAGAGGCCAGAGAACGCGTAGGTATGCGCTTCGAACTTGTCTTTGGCATCAACCAGCGTCATACCTTCGTTGGTCTGTGCCTCGCGTGTGTATTTGATCTGCGCATTGAGACCAGCAAGTGCGGGGCCGCCGGCCGCGATGATGTCGCGAAGCCCGTCGATTGTCATCGTGCGCAGATGCGCCTTGTATATCAATTGGCCGGCTCCGACCGATGCGCTATCGAACGCGATCAGTCGATCCCACATCGGTTCAAGGACCGAGAGGCCCCAGCCATTCTCTGCGACGCGCTGATAGAACGGCAGATCCATGCCGTCGAGCCGAATCACGCGCGAGTAGTGGATCTTGGCCTTGGGAATGGCCGCGTAGTCGGCGATGACGTTGTAGAAGACCGGCTTGCCCATGTCGGGGCCGAACTCTGTCACCACATCGCCAACGGGCGGCGACACCATCCAGCGGTCAAGGATAAGCAGCCCCTTGAACTGATCTTTGGCTATCGTCTCCACACGCAGCGGAGTGGCGAAGTCCTGCCCGTCGATCAGCATCACAGCGAGGCAGCCGCCGTA